GGAGTTGGCCAAGGAGGCCGCTTCGTATACAGGCTTGCCTCCGCAGTACCTTTCATTTTCATCTCAGACTCCTGCCTCTGCGGAAGCAATCCGTAGCGCCGAGTCACGCTTGGTGAAGAAGGCTGAGTTGAAGGGCGCCATGTTCGGCAACGTGTGGGAGCGCGTCATGATCGTGGCCTCGCTGGTCATGACAGGTGTGGTCAGTGATGAGGTGCGCATGTGCGAAGCCATCTTGACAGACCCTGCCACTCCGACGTATGCTGCTAAGGCAGATGCAGCGGTGAAGTTGACCGGCGGAAAGCCTGTCATTCCTGTTCAGCAGGCGCGACGTGACATGCGTTACACTCCTGCTGAGTTGGAGCAGATGGAGTTGTGGGACGCTCGGGAGAAGACCGAGTACATCGGGGCGCTTTTGGGAACATCACCTTCACCTACCTTCCCAATGCTGACTACGTCGGCAACGAAGGCCGTAGACCCTGAGGCAGCTCAGCGCGCTCAGGCACAGAATAACGCAGGTGGAAGCGAGACAGGAGGAAATCGACGTGACAGCACAGCTTGATCCATGGGAACTAAATGCGCCCGATGAGGTTGAGGTGTTCGATACGGACGCCGAGACATGGGATTTGGGTGCGGCATGTGACCTTGGAGACACAGAGTGTGAAGCTTGTCAATGACACATCTTTGATGTAGTATGTGGGTGCGAGATTGGTGTAATGGCAACACAGCGGCTTCCAACCCCGCTGTCACGGGTTCGATTCCTGTATCTCGTGCTCACAAAGGAACATGATGCAGAAGTGTCCACAGTGCCATATGCGCAAGGTTGAGATGCGTACAGTGCGTGATGATAAGGGGAATGTGATCGAGGTCACATCCTATTGCACGAACTGTCAGAGTGTGGTACAATGGCATAAGCGTCCAAAGAACAAGTGACATACGGTTTACACGTCTTCCGGTTCCAAAAGACGTGTTGGTGTCCCTATGGTGTAAACGGCAGCATGGCAGACTCTCAATCTGTCGGACGGGGTTCGAGCCCCCGTAGGGGTACAAGCGAAGGTTTGCTGTAAACGACGCTGGAACAGCATGGTCTTGGCGTTTTACGGTATCGTCGTCAGAAACAACCGTATGGTTTTTGCTCTTGTCGCCTAGCGGCTAAGGCGCCTCTCTGTCGAAGAGGTTATCGCGGGTTCGAGTCCCGTCAGGAGCGCACTGCCGGATGTCCTACGTAGCGGTCGGCTGATTAACGGACATTCATAGGGTCGCTCCCTATGGACGTTTGGGCACGTAACGTAAAAGGTGCCATCAATGGGCTATGGTGTAAACGGCGAACATCTCTGACTGTTAATCAGAGGTTCTAGGTTCGAATCCTGGTGGCTCAGCTTTCTACGATAAGGAACATAATGGCGAAGATTTACGGTGTTGCACGTCCTCAGCCTATTTGGGGCGTAGTATGGGAAGGTGACAACATTGAAGAGATTCAGGACGCGTTCAGCGATTGGCCGTCCAATTTGTTCTTTATCAACGAAGAAAATGGCAACTTGTGCTATGGGTTGACCATTGAGGAAGCAAATCAATACCCTATCGGTACTGTGATGTTGTTGCAGGGTGGTATTGGGTATATGTCGCAGGAGAGTTGGGATTCTCAGTATTCCACGCTTGACAGCGCGACACGTTTGAAGTATGATGTAACTGAGGACGCCGAGACTGTGACGTCGTTCACGGCAAAGCGTTCGCGATAGCGGGGTAGAGCAGCGGTAGCTCGCCAGCCTCATAAGCTGAGAGGTCGAGGGTTCGAATCCCTCTCCCGCGACGTTGCAGGTAGCTCAATGGTAGAGCACCAGACTGTGACTCTGGTGACGCGGGTTCGATTCCCGTCCTGTTCCCCACGTGCCTTAGCTCATTTGGTTAGAGCGTCCGGCTGATATCCGGGAGGTGCCAGGTTCAAAACCTGGAGGCACGACTAGACGTAAAGACCGTCCAGCGGGACGGACCCCTGCGTCGTTTACTCTGGTAGCTCAGCGGAAGAGCGACTGGCCTACACCCAGTTGGTCGGGGGTTCAAATCCCTCTCAGAGTACTCAGTGGTGCGGGCGGCTTGTTGGTTTCTCCCCCTCCACATGATCTACAGAGGAACCATCGTATGGGGATCTAGCTCATTTCGGTAGAGCACCTGCCTTGCAAGCAGGAGGTGACGGGTTCGAGACCCGTGTTCTCCACGCTATAGCGTTGCGGCACTGCCGTAATTCCGTCTGGTGAAGGTCAACCTTCGCGCGAGGCGTTTAACGGAGTGTGGGGCAGTTGGTAGCCTACTCGCCTTGGAAGCGAGATGTCGCTGGTTCGAGTCCAGCCATTCCGACACATACAGTATAATTTCATGGACATCAACGAGTACGCCGCAGCCAAGCAACGCATTCTAGCGCGCATGGTTGCGGCGTTGTTGCACGTCTTCCAGCAGTTCATGCGCGGGTACATGTCAGCGCGTGATTGGGACGCGGCTATGCAAACGACCTACCGCGTTATGAAGCCCTATCGTGATCAGGCAACTGAACTTGCACGTCGTTTCCACGATGATAATAGGACTGCACAGACCGGTGATAGCGTTAGGCACGACGTCTTCAAGGATGACTACTTCCCTGAGCAGTGGTACAGGCAGACCATGCGCCCTGTCTTTCAGCACGCTCAGGAGAATCGATCTGCTGAGGACTTGGTTGAGGAGTCCGTAGCGCGCGTTGTCAAGGTTGTTGAAGATGGCGCTCGTCGCACTCTCATTCAGGCTGTACAAAGTGACTCCTCTCATGTTGTACGTGGTTTCGCCCGTTTCGACCCACGCCCGCCCACGTGTGCCTTCTGTACCATGATGATCTCACGTGGCCCCGTGTATGTCAACCCCAACACAGGAGGTTGGCCTTTTGACACACAGAGGCTTGAGAAGGCCCTTCTTGAAGAGAGCCCCGAGAAGCTCAGTGAAATGATGAACAAGTGGCATCCTGATTGCACATGTCTCGTCGTTCCCGTTTACAAGTATGACAATTACCCAACATTGGCACAGGAGCAGGAGGCGTTCGATATTTATGATCGTGCGCGCAAGGCTGTTGCCAAGGATTTGAAGGTCGGACAAAGCAAGATTAACACACGCCTCATTTTGAATAAGATGCGTGAATTGATTTATTCGAAGAATTTGGAACAGGACGCTGCAAACCTAGGACGGAATGTAGCGTAATGTTGACATTCCGCGATCCTGGTGACCGCGCGTATTGACCCTGGAGGTTGAGAATGACTGAGAAGCAGACTGAAGGCACAACCGAAAACAACACGCAGGAGACTGTAAAGTCGAATGCTTCGGATGTGAGTCAGCTTCCCGAGTGGGCACAGAGCGAGCTATCTCGCGCCCGCAACGATGCTGCCAACTATCGTACACGCTTGCGTGAGGCCGAGGCAGCCCGTGACACGCTTCAGAAGTCCTATGACGACGAAGTGACCAAGGCGAAGAACGCTGAGGCTACGTTGGAGGACACTAAGCTGACATCTTTGAAGTTCGAAGCCGCGCTTGAAGCGCTTGGTATCGATGCTTCTCCCGCGAATGCGCTTGCAGATCGTCTTCGTGGTAGTACCATCGACGAATTGAAGATTGATGCGAAGAGTGTCACAGAAGCATTTGGTGGTTTCGGCGAGAAGCGTCGTGCCACGGATCGTTCCGCAGGCCGCGGTAACGAAACAGACAAGCCTTCCACACCTGAAGAGACGTTCGGCGATTTCTTGTCGGGCAAGCTTGGGTGGGGTCAGTAAATAGTAAAGGATGCTAAATGGCTTTCCAGAATGAGGTCTCGCCGAATCGCGAAGACCGTCACCAGGGGCGTTTGGCATATTTGACCGACGACATGCTTCCTAAGGAGAACGCAGGTCTTCTTTGGGAGACTGCTACCGAGGGTAGTTTGGTGCTTCGTTTGGGCCGTCAGGTTCCGGTCGGGTATGGCGAGACGCTGATTGCGATGAACACGCTTGAGCCTGAGGTAGGCCAGGTCGGTGTGGGTACGCGCCCACAGGACCGTGAGGGTTACCGCAAGCCAGTGAGCGGTATCGCGTGGGAGAGCACAAGCTTCGCGCCGATCAAGATGGCTACGATCGTAACTGCTTCTGAGGAGTTCGCTCGTGCCAACGTGAACGGTCTGTGGAGCAGCGTAGGGCCTCAGATGGCTCGTGCTATCTCTCGTGGTATTGACTTGGCCGTTTTCCACGGTAAGCGCCCTGACAACGGTGATTCGTTGTTGGGTATTGCGAACAACCACTACATTCAGCAGAGCACGGGTGCGATCAACTACCCAACCACTACTGAGACACTTGACGTTGACCTAACGAACGCGTGGGCAACTCTTGTAAACCGTGGCTTTTCGCCGAACGCTTGGGCTATTGACGCTCGCTTCGTACCTCCGGTATTGACAGCGCGTGATGCTAACGGCAACTTGATTTTCCAGGGCCAGTTGAACTTGGCCAACCAGAGTCTTGGTACCTTGGCAGGTCTTCCTGTTGAGCAGGGCAAGGCTGTAAGTGGTGTTGTTGGTCGTGGTGAGGATTCAGGTACCCGTGCTATCTTGGGTGACTGGAGCCGCTTGGTATATGGTTACGCGGACCAGGTTCGCGTGAAGGTTACCGACACTGGTGTCATCAACTCCGCCGACGGTACTCAGGTCAACCTATGGCAGACTAACCAGGTCGCCGTGTTGATCGAAACCACTTTCGGATGGTTGGTAGACCCAACTGCCTTCGTGCGCTTGACTGACACTGCCGGAATCGTCACTGGAACTACGGTTCCTGCTGGTGAGTCTGGTGGGGACGATGTTCCTACCGAGACCTACCCGCTTCCGACAGAGAGCTGATCTAACGTGAATGGGAGGGTCATCTTCGGGTGGCCCTCCTTTTCCATATCCAAAGGTGAAATGACGTGGCGGATGTAGTGTATATCGTGAAGGAAGAGGAACGCAACGAGGAGTTGCGACACTCTCTTCGTTCATTGAGCGAGAACCTTCGCCACGATCGTGTGTTCTTTGCAGGCTATAAGCCATCATGGGTTCAGAACGTGATTCACATCCCTGTGACACAAGTCGCGGGACAAAAGCACCCGAACTCCTTGCGCAATCAAATGGCCGCGTACACGCACCCTGACGTAAGCGACACGTTCTATTTGTTCAATGACGATCACTTCATCATGCAGCGCTTTGAACGTATGCCAATCTTGAATTGGGGCAACCTCAACCACGCCATCGACAACTGTCGCTCCCTAGGCGACTCGTTTCGTAAGAGCATGGTGACTACACGTAACATCTTGATGGAGCGTGGATTGTCAACAATCAACTATCAACTGCACATTCCTTGTGTCATCCCCAAGGATCAATTGGTGCAGGTGTTCACAGATTTTGAGTCTCCCGCTCCTAACGGCGCATGGTTGCACCAAGTAACATTGGCAGGCAACATCTACAATTGGGGTGGGGAGTCATACCGAGAAGACGTGAAGGTCCACGAACTTTACGAACTACCTTCGGATCTTTCTCGACGAGACTTTCTGTCAACCTCAGACCGTAGCTTTCAGTACGGCATGATCGGTGACTATATTCGTGAGCGCTTCCCAGAGAAGTGCCGCTACGAGAAGTGAGGCAACATGGCGTACGCTACCCCATCAGATGTGGAGACGCGTCTAGGCCGTGACCTTTCCCCCGAAGAGGAGGCTCAGGTCACTGAGCTTCTAGAAGATGTCGAAACCATTATCAAGCTCCGCATTCCCGATCTCGACGCTAAGGTGACCGCAGGGGATATCCCTGAGCGCCTTGTCATCATGATCGAAGTAAATGCGGTCGTACGTGTCCTTCGTAACCCCGACGCTTACGTCTCTGAAACTGACGGTAACTATTCGTATACACGTAGTACTGAGGGCGCTAACGGTTACTTGGAATTGCTTCCTATTGAATGGGATTGGTTGTTTGGCGGTGGGGGCATGTTCCAGATCGTGCCTGTGTCCCCTTTCGGCGATAGGGTCGAGGGAGGCGCTAGGCAGCCTGACGCCCACTATTGGTGCCCACCAAGCTATGGATGGACGGTGCGTGTCCCGTGAGCCTTCTAGACCACGGCCGTGAGACGGTCATTGTTCATCACGAAGAGCGCTGGACATCGCCTGACGGTAATCCTATGTATCGAGCCTCCGGCACGGATGTCGAGACGATCGCGAATTGTGCCGTGCAGGTGGCTGCGCAGAGCGGAACGTCGGCTAGGCGCGCGGAGCAGGATGAAGAGGGATACGATACTGAACAGGTGTATCGCTTGCGTCCTCCGCGTTCCTACACCCGTGAAATTGGGTTTGAAGCCAAGGTTGAATGGCGCGGGTTGATGTGGAGTGTTATTGGTCGTGCTAAGCACTTCAACGGAAGTGATAACACCAAGCACATGGATTACACGTTGAGGCGCACATGATCGACTTGATGAAGGAAAAGCAGCTCAACAAGAAGATCTCTCACATGCCTGGTGTTCGTGGCGCAGTTTACGATGTAGGTCGCGAGATCGGACAAATCGCCGAAGGACGCTTGGCTCCGCATCGCCGCACGGGTGCTGCTCATATTGAAGTGTCACGTGGAACAGTTGATACATTCGTGTCACTAGTTGATGAAGCAGCCCTCTCAATTGAATTCGGACATTACTTGGGATCACAGGCGCGCGGTCTGAATCGTCAGTTCGTACGTGGTCTACATTTGTTCATTGATTGGTACCATGAGGGGGTGTTGTGATGGTAAGCGATATGCATGAAATGCCTCGCGTCCAGAGCATCATCATTCCCCTGCTGCGTGAAGCGTTCCCGGATGTACAGGTGACATCGTGGATTCCCGTGAACACGGACCGTGAGTTTCCTATCTTGAATGTGCGTCGCGCGGGTGGTTACCCCGTGAACCCGAAGCTTCTTGACCGTGGCACGGTTGAGATTACCTCGTACGGTGATGTGTGCTACGAGGACACTGAGGATCTTCTAAAGAAGGCTCAGATCGTTTTGTGGGATGCTGTTGAGAACCAAACTGTCGTACCTGGCGTTGGCTATCTGCACTCATACAGGCAGACCTTTGGAATTACACAGTTCGACTCGCCATATGATAACACATGGCGCGTTCAGAGCCTGATTCAGTTCGGGTTCCGACCACTTCCCATCTCCTAAGGAGTAAAGAAACATGCCACACGTAGATAGTGCGGTCATTACCCCGGGAACAGGATTCATCTTCTTCGCGGCACCTGGTACTGCGCGTCCTTCGGATGCGTTGATTACTTCGTATACCGCTATGGATGATACTCACTTCCCTGGTTGGACCAGTGCCGGTCACACGTCTCGTGACGACTTGCCGCAGTTTGGTTTTGATGGTGGTGACAGTGAGGTTCAGGGTACGTGGAGCAACGCATCCTTCCGTGAGGTTGTGACGGCCGCTCCGAGTGACTTCGTGACCTTCAACGCCCTACAGTTCGACGAGCAGATCTTGTCGTACTACTACGGCGTTACCGATGCCCTTCCGGGTGACGGAACAATCGAGGTTACAGACGCTCCGACATCGACCATTGAGCGTGCTCTATTGGTTGTAATCGTTGATGGACCGCGCCGTGTCGCCTTCCACGCTTCAAGTGCATCGATTCGTCGTGAGGACGCAATTCAGTTGGCTACGGACTCGTTCGCTGCCTTCCCGTTGCGTGCCACATTCTTGAAGCTTCCTGGCACTCCGATCTACTCTTGGACTAAGGTTGCGGCCTTCGACGAGAGCTGATCTTTGACATATGTAGTATGCCCATATAGGCCCTGAGTGGGTCTGTATGGGCATATTTCATTTGGAAGGTATGATGACGAACACAAAGAACAAGAAGATCGTGGACCTGACTAAGTTCCAGAAGGCCGCCGAGGAATTGTACGAATCGTTTGAGATTCGTGTGGACGGTGAGATCGTTCGCCTGTTCAACCCGATGCGCATCGCTCCCGAGGCACGTGATCGTGTGATTGAGCTTGCTAAGGCGTTCGATTTTGGTGATGATCACGAATATACACCCGAGGACGTCAAGGCCATTCACCCTGTGGTCATTGAGATTTTGGAGTTGGTGGGTGACGAGAACGTGTTCAGGTTGGTGGAGAGTATTCGTAATGACTTGGTTGTTGCGATGAATGTGTTCACAGCCTATTTTGAGCACGTGAACTTGGGGGAAGCCTCGTCCTCGGAAAGCTAATCCGCGAGCATCCTGAGGAGATGTTCGCGGACTTCCGAGAGTACTATGGGCTGCGCGTCACAGACGTTTTCAAGTTTGATGGCAGTCTTCCTATCGGGGAGGCTGCCATCCTTGCGCGTAACCTTCCTCACACATCCCGTACCGTGGCTGCTGTTCAAGGCGGTAAGGAGTATTTGGGATGGGACATTAACACTCACCTTTTGGCGGCGTTGGTAGATTCGTTGCAGGTCTCGAACTACATGTTCGCAAAGGTAAATAGTAAGAAGAGGGTCAAGGCACCCGTCCCTGTTCCGCGTCCGGGCGATGCAGAGCGTCGTAAGCGTGAAAATGCAAACAACCCGTTCGCACAGATGGTGCAGGCACAAATGACAGAATTGACGAAGGAGGCGTGACATGGCTGGTGCTGGTGGTACTGAAGTTGGTCGCGTCTCCGTACGTGTAGTTCCGGACCTTGACAATTTCCGTCGGGAAGTCGAGAAGGAACTAAGGGAGATTGAGCGCCTGGAAGCTGAGGTCGAGGTTGTCCTCGACCTTGAGAAGTTTCACGCTCAGATTGAAGAGGTCAAGGCATCCCTTAAGTCCATCCAGGATGAAGAGGTCAATGTCAAGATCGACAAGAACAGCGGCATCACTACACTTGGTGATGACGTAAAGAAGGCCGGAGAGGAGCTTGGCAAGACTGCCCGAAAGCTGAAGGACGTTGGCGATGACAGCGATAGCACGGGCAGGCGCGTATCCCGTCTATCGTCTTTCTTCTCAACGCTAGGGTCCTTTGCGCAGCGTGCCGCGGGTCAGTTGGGTGAGTTGGGCTCTAAGATGGGTTCAGAACTTGCTGACGGCGCTAGGTCATTCGGTAGCTCAATTTCAGCCCTGATCATTCAGTTGACGATCTGGGTTCCTTTGTTGATGCTTGCTGCTGGCGCTATCACCTACTTGGTAGGTATTATCGCTGCCGCCATCGGTGGTCTCCCTGCCTTGATCGTTGGTCTTGGCGCACCTATTGCTGCCCTGATCTTGGGTTTTGATGGTCTTAAGAAGGCATTTCAGCCGCTAGGTAAGGAATTTGACGCGCTGAAGGCCCGTTTGTCGAACACGTTCGAAAAGGGTCTTAAGCCTGCTGTACAGTCTTTGCAGAAGCTAATGCCTATCCTGTCGGATGGGTTGAACCAGGCGGCTGAGGCAACGAGCAACTTCATCAATGAGATTTCGAAGACGCTCACTGCCAAGGAGAACATGGATAACCTGAAGACCGCGCTTGGTGGTGTGAAGGATTTCTTGTCTGAGTTGCAGCCGGGCGTGTCCTCATTCTTGACATCCTTTTTGAAGGCTACCGCAGTAACAGATGCCTTGAAGGTCATGGGCCAGACCTTGAGCGATGTTCTATTCAAGTTCAAGGGTTTCTTTGATCAGAGCGTTGCTGATGGCTCGTTGAAGAAGGGCCTTGATAACCTTCACACTACCCTGTACTCATTGACAGGTCTTTTCACGGCATTGTTGCGTAACTCCTTGAAGTTCTTCAACGGTGCCGCCCCTGGTATGAACAAGTTCTTTGACTCCCTGTCATCATTCTTTTTGAAGATCGATTGGGAGCGCCTGGGTGCCGCGTTTGGTAAGATCTTCGAGCGCCTAGGTAAGGCTATCGACGAAATCCCGCCGGAAACTATTGAAAGTATCACCACATCGTTTGAGAAGTTTGCTGACGCTGTTGGTGATTTGGTAGATGGTAAGTCATTTGACGTACTCATCGCTAGTTTCCAGATGGTAATTGACATCGTCACTGGTGTAATTCACGCATTTGACGGTCTGCTTGAGACTATCGCTAATGTCGGTGATTTCATTGACGGCATCCCTGATTGGTTTGATAAGTTGTTCACTAAGGGTGGCGACTTGATCAGTGGGTTGAAGCAGGGCGCCGTCGAGAAGATGGGTGAGTTTGTAACGTGGTTGGGTGAGATTCCCGACAAGGTGAAGTCATTCTTCTCAGATGCTGGTTCTTGGATTCGTGATAAGGGCGAGGCCATCATTAACGGCATCCGTGACGGAGCGACGACAGCGTTCACGAACGTCGTGACATTCTTCCAGAGCATTCCTGGACGCATCAAGGGCTTCTTCGTTGGTGCCGGAAATTGGTTGTTGGAGACGGGCCGTAACATTATCAACGGTTTGGGTCAGGGTATCTCGGGCGCTTGGCTCACAGTGCAGATGACTGTTATGAGCATCAAGAACCGTGTGATTGCGTTCTTCTATGGCGCAGGGTCATGGCTACTGAGTGCAGGTCGTGAGATCATCAGTGGTTTGGTGTCGGGAATTCGTTCGGCGATCCCGAGCATCATTAGCATCCTGGGTTCCGTAACAAGTTTGATTCCTCAGTGGAAGGGTCCGCCTTCTACAGATGCTAAGCTGTTGATCAAGAATGGTCAGTTGATCATGAAGTCGTTGGTTATCGGTTTGAAGGATGGTTATGGCGACGTTCAGAAGACGCTCGGCGCCATGACTACGGACATTGGGAATAGTTTCACAAGCCCTACGCTTCAGGGCGACATCACCATGACTGGCCAGGATATCGCTGCTGTTGGTACATCACAGCTAGACATTGCCGGTAGCGTGGACAATGGGTTGAGCGAAGCTGTTGCTGCCGCTTTGAGTGGTTGGTCAGTGCAGATTGATGAGACAGGCATTGCGCGCCTGGTTAACAAGGGACAGCAGAAGTTGGGTAGGCGAGGCTAATGCCATTTGATTCGAAGACGTGGTACTTGGGATGGCTCGGTGACATTCGACCCTTCCCTGTAACACCTGAAACAGGATTCGATATGACTGAGGAGCGCTTCGGCGGCGTTCATCAGTCATTGAGTGGTGCGCGCACTATCGACACAACAGGCTTCCGTCAGAAGTTTGACTTTGAGTTCAAGTATTTGACAGATGCCGAGTATGAATTCTTGCGCGCCTGCTACTTGGGACACATCTCCGAGTCGTTGTTCCTGCGAAACCCTATGCGCAAGAACCTCCTGTCTGAGCAGAGCAGCAAGGCATACTTCACCAACGCTGATGATCTTGGTATTTTCATCGGTAGTTTCGGTAACACGGTAGATAGCGTACGTGACTTTCCATCTGGAATTACCACTCCAGGTACTCAGGTGCCACGTGTGATCAGTATTTCCTCAGGTCCACAGTATTACACCTTGGATGGTTTGCGCGGCTTTGTCCCCGTTAAGGTAGGCGAGCCTATCACGTTCAGTATTTATTTGCGCACAACAAGTGGTAGCATTTCAGCGAGCGTTTATATGGACGCTCTGGATAAGTATGGCGTGCAGGTTCCTGGTGCCGGTGCAAGTACCTCGGCGTCGGTCACAACGTCCTGGCAGAGGTTTAACGTCACGGTTACTCCTGTCGCTGGTGTAGCGTGCGTACGCGCTACTGTGTCGTTGACAACACCCGGCACCTACAACTTGTGCTTGGCTGCTCCACAGATCGAATACGGAAGTGCACCTACGGCATTTAGTATAGGAGGAGGATGGCAGAAGGTAGTAATCGATAGTATCAAGAGTGAGAGCCCTCGCTATCCTCTTCAGAATGTTTCAGTCACACTATTGGAGGCGTAAGTTATGCAGACTCAGGGAGGAACGGCAGCCGAAACTGCCATTTTGGCAGAGGAGCGCGCCTTCCGTGTCCGCTTGCGTGTCGACTGGAACAATAACGGTAACTACGATCACGTATTCAGTGACATTTCTGGATATGTTGAGGAAATTTCCACTGACCGTGCTCTCAAGGGCTCCCTTCCCGCCGACATTGTGTTGGTAGAGGGTAGCGCTGCGGCTGAGCTAAGTATTTCACTCGGTGGTAGGTACAACGATCTATCTTTGACCTCCGTATTCTCGCCCTACAACGGTTTGTCACCCTTGTACACCAAGGACGTAATCGGTAGTGAGATCAAGTACGAACTGGGTGTGGACACCGTTCTTGGTACAATTTGGTACCCACAGTTCATTGGTAACGTTTCCACAGTAACGCCTCAGCGTGCCGATAACACAGTAGAAATGACCGCGCTTGACCGCGTGGAGAAGCTTCGTGTCCCAATTCGTACACCTCAGTGGGCCATTTCGGACTATTGGGCGAACCGTGGACTGCGCCGTGGTCAGTTGTTTGACACACAGAACATCATTCAGATGTGCCTTCAGCAGTGTGACACCTCCGCATCCCCAAGGCGCCCCGTAACACGTGCTGAGTGGTCATCTGTTTTGGGAACACAGGGCTACAAGACGACGTTCATTTCAGGTGCCAATGGTCATGTGCCTACTGTCGGATGGTGGGACAACGCGGGCGCCGTACCTATCGCCAATGTCGAGGGTGGAGCGGTCAATTACGTTAAGAACGGACCTGTTCACCCTCTGTCACCAGAGCCTACGAACAAGCCATACAGTTTTGGCGCGCTAGGTTCGAACCCTGATAACATCTACCAGAAGTACTGGATCGCCGACAGGTTCGAAACATCACTTAATGGTGCCACAACCATTGCATTTACAATGAACCTTGACCCGGCATTCCCTAACGGGTCGTGGCACGTGACCGCACCTGACACCGTTATCATGGTCGTGCGCGTGGGTGAGAAGCGTCGTGTGGACATTTTGGTTGGTAGCAATCAGATGTGGATTAGGTTCGTTAACGAGAACAATGGCTTCTCGAACACCACACCTAAGCTGAACATTCCTGCCGGTAACAACATTGAGGTGTTTGCTCAGGTTGATACGAGCGCGGCTTCGGGTACACGTGGCTACATGCGCGTCGGTTCAAACTCACATCCTGGATGGCAGTACATTTCTAACGGATGGGATGGTGTCAACAACTACGATCCTCTTGTTGGCTTGATCCAGATTCAGCGTAACATTTCGCTGAGCGACATCGCGTACAGCTTTGACTTCAAGTCATCACGACCTGCTGGTTATGAGGGCGTAACGTGGCGTTCAGCAACTTATCCTGCCGTTTTAGACTCGGGAATTAACACATTCTCTTTTGTTCCTGACGGACTTACAGGCAAGGACGCATGGGACATCATTACGTCTGTGGCGGGCGCTGAATTTGGGTCGGTGTTTTGGGACGAGAGTGGATGCTTCCACTTCTGGAACTACAACACAATTAAGTCCAAGCAGGACACCGTGGTGCGTTCTCTGAACGTCAATCACATCAATGACTTGAACATCACTAACTCGTTGGACAGTATCCGAAATTCCTACTCAGTTAGTGTCAAGAAGCGTCAGAGCGCTAATAACATCAACGTGTACAAGAGTGCATCGGTGGATCAGTTCTATGTAGGACCGGGGCCGCAGATTGCATATTTCGACGTGCAGGTTGACAACGTTCAGTTCATGGAGCCACGCTTCTTGCAAAGGTGTACAAAGCACACTTCAGGTACTGCGTTTTCTAACTTCCCGCAGTGGGATGAGTGGTCAACGCACGCATTCGTATACCAGGCGCTGTTTGGAGATGGATGGCGCGAACCGAACAACTTCAATAACTTGGACGTGTCCGCGTGGTATACACGTGATGGTGTGATGCGTGTTCGTGTGTACAACCCTTGGTCGGAGCCTGCGCGCCTAGCTGTGTCGAATCAGCCTACAGTAGGAAATGCTAGTTCGACACCTGCTTGTGTTATCGGTGGTACTTTGATTAATGATCAGAGCACCTTTGGCATTACGACAAGCGATAATGCATCGGTTGGTAAGTATGGGCAGAGGAACTTCGAGGCGTCTGGGGATTGGTACCAGGAGTATTACAACGACAAGGGCTTGATGAATGTCCTGTTGCCGCGCACCGCGAAGCCAATTCCTACCACAGATAACATTGTTATCGCTGGCGACCCTCGTCTACAGCTCGGTGATACTGTCACGTTGAACGATAAGGATGGTTTGGGAACAGATTTGCGCGCACAGATTACAGGTATCAATAGGAAGTTCTCAAAGCGCGGTGGTCTCACGGACACATTGACTGTCGAATTGCTACGTCCTGCGGGACAGGGAATTTGGGATTCGTCTCAGTATGGACGCTGGGACCAGAGTTTGATTTGGAACTGATGATATGGCTATTGTCGCTATGACACCTGCGGTTGCAGGTAACGTTGCGCTCGCAGCAGAGTACAACAAGCTAATCACCAACATTACGGACCTTGACACGCGCACCACGGCAGTCGAGGCTGCTGTTGGCGGTGGTACGGGCGAGGTTCCACGTAAGGGTGGAGAGTACGCGTTCAACGCTGCCACACAGAGCGTTAACGCAGGTAACAACTTGCTCAATCAGTGGGCAGCTGTAGGTACCCCGTCCGGCATCACGTATTCGGCAGGCGTTTTCACAGTGACCGAGGCGGGGCTTTACGTAATGAGTCTTTCATTGCGTTTCTCCGCCGGTGGTGATAAGTACGCATGGATTTCAGGTGCCGCAGCGAACGACATTTGGTTTAAGAACTCTACGACATCAGCGGTTAACTGTGCCGTGAGTGGTGTGCGTCGACTAACGGCCGGTCAGCAGGTCCGTACATATGCGTACGCTGCCACTACACAGAACGTGCAGCGCGAAAATGTTTCGGGTGACTTCACGCCTGGATTTACCATCTACAAGATCGGTAACTAACACACCCTAGGAGAAGCGATGGATTTCACCGCGATTCTTGGGGCACTACCAACAATTGGTCCAGTCGGTGTCATCTTGGTGATCCTCACGTATGTGGGGCGCCAGTGGCTAGTGAGCGATAGGCGCTATCAGGCAGAGCTAGATCGTCTGAGCAAGGCGCACGAGGCCGAGTTGACTCGTATCAACAAGGCACATGATGATGAGATCAAGGAACTTCGTGATGACATCAGGGAGTTGCGTAAGGAAATTGATCAATTGCGTTTGGAGTTGCAGGCCGAGCGCACAGAGCGAATGCGTGCTCAAGAAGAGGCGCACCGTATTCGATTGCAGTCGGGAATTGATAAGCTATGACCAGGTGGCTACGAACAAAGAGGGCAATCTATGTAGTCTTGTTGTGTGCAGCTTTGGTTGCTAGTGGCTATGCCATCTACAATCAGGTCAGCAGTGATAGCAAGGCGGCGTCCTTGGCAGCCCAGGTTGCTCAGGTTTGCCATGACCGCCCCGATCTTGCTCACGCTCAAAACCTCAACTGCCAGCAGGCTCAGGAGGTGAAGGACAGCGATGCGCCTGTCCTCGTTCCTGGCCCTAAGGGTGACAAGGGCGAGAAGGGGGACCGCGGTGATGATGGCATCAACGGTCAGAACGGGCTCAACGGTGACAAGGGCGATCAGGGCATCCCAGGTATCAACGGAGAACAGGGCGCTCAGGGGCTCACAGGCGAGACAGGACAGACAGGCCCGAAGGGTGACACCGGAGAGCAGGGTCCGAAGGGTGAGAAGGGCGATCAGGGCGTGCAAGGCGAGCGTGGATCAGATGGTCAGCCTGCCCCTGTCATCACAGGGTTTGCCTTTCAGGGGACTGTAGCCGATTGCAACCTAGTGATCACAATGAGTGAAGGCGAACCATTCGTCCTCCCAGTACGAGGAGATTTCTGTGTATCTTAATGATCTAGCCAGTGTAATTCGCGCTGGTGGAATGAATGTGGTTGAGGTTAGTGGTTGGCAGTTCCGAAACCACGGAAGCATGGCTGGCGTTCGCGCAATTGTCTGCCATCACACAGCGGGCGCTGCCACGGGTAATTACCCATCATTGCCTGTGGTAACCAATGGACGCACGGACTTGGCGGGTCCTTTGGCTCAGCTCGGTTTGGCGCGCGACGGTACGGTGTACGTAATCAGTAACGGTGTTGCGTGGCATGCGGGCGCGACGCTTGATGATTCTGTCTACGGCAATTCATGGTCAATCGGTATCGAGGCCGAAAACACAGGTACACAGCCTTGGCCTGAGGTTCAGGTTGATGCATACGCAAAGCTATGCGCCATTCTGTGTGCTCATTACGGTATCTCCGTTGACCGTGTAAAGGGTCACAAGGAGATTTGCAAGCCAGTGGGCCGCAAGGTTGACCCTGCTGGTCTTCCTGGAGATATGAATGGACTGCGCGACAGGATTCGCGTAAAGATGACAAGCCCCACAAAGCAGCGACTATTGGATGGAGATTCTAGCGTGAAGCTACCTGTTGCTATGGATACGAATACTGCCAGTGTTTCTTTGCCGCCTCAGGCTAAGGTTCGCCTGGTGTTTTCGGCTAACACTACGATCTTCGGTGGCCTGATTGAGTTTTGGGGACCGGCAAATAACCAGTTGCTTGGAACCTATGACTTGAAGAATGGCTGGCGAGGTGAGGTAAATCAGGGCTATCAGATCGATGCCCCGCTTGGTAGCACGAAGGCCAAGATCAAGTACTCGTGCGCCAGTGAAGTTGATGTTTACATTCAGGCGATCGCCTGATAGAATGAGGTGAAAGAATGTTCACTGTAGCATTTTGGAAGGACGCTGCCATCCGTGCTATCCGTACGGGTGCGCAGGTTCTGTTGGTTGCTCTTGGTGCTGATGGCGCTGGCATCGTTGGCCTTGACGTGGGCAGCACTGCTGCGCTCGTTGGTGGTAGTATGTTGGCGTCGTTGTTGAACTCCGTGGTGATCCCACAGGAGGATCAGAAGGCCAAGAAGGATACGTCCGACACCCTGTAACACATAGCAAAGGGGACCTTACACATTGTAAGGTCCCCTTTGTCATTCCTGGATTCCGAGCGCGTCGTACAATGACCCGAATGCGCCATCGAACATCTTCCAGGCGCGCTGTAGCTCTTCCTGATCGACCCCTACAGCGCCTTCAAATGAGTGCATCACAAGTTCTACACGACTACGTGTCCGTTCGAAGTCGAACAGATACATGTCGTTACTATTCTGTGCCATTTTCCTCCTCATCGTCCTGAGCAAGCGCATTACCGAGCACCTCTAGACCCTTCGTCAAGAGCCACAACGCACTGAAGATCACGGCCATGATGATGAACGCCGCCACGCTGTACCCTAGGATTACGAAGGGCAACGAGAGCAGGGCAATGAACATCAACAGTGTGATACAGCCGCGCATCGTGTCTCCTTTCCTATTCCCACCACGGTTCGATGACCGTGACATCTTCCGTTTCTAGAATTCCGTCGATCAATGAGTATGGATCAACATCGTCATCATCGTACACTCACGCCTCCATCAACTTAATGATACGCACAGCCTCCGCACCAAGATCATCGATCGATCCTGAGTTTGATACTACACCGTCGACGGCGATCGTGTCAATGCCTGTGTCCGAAATGTGATTGTTCACGGGCTCGAACCCGGGACGCGTAACACGAAACACCCTTCCGCCCCAGCTCCTGATCAAGTCCGCCTCGTTCTGGAACCTGACATCAGTCACGACAACATTCGTACCTTCTGTGATCAAGGGCCAGATCTTTGCCTGTGCTGCCATCACCCATGCGTCCTTATTGATGATGTCCCTGACGGCTTCGGTGCCGAGCTTCTGCAAGTATTGTCGAACGTCCGGGATTTTCTTGGCCTCATCCCATCCAAGAACCCGAACCACCACACTAAGTGGCTGAAGATCATGATCTCCGTTCTTGTTTGGTGTCAGTACCCAGGGGTCCAGCACCAACGCCATTTCCTTCACAGCATCGGCAAACCCTACACGCTCGTAGCCGCCACGGAGACGCAGGGACTTGGCAAAGGTATCCTTCCCACTCCCTGCGTAACCCGTGAGACCTACAAGCTTACCGATACTCAACGCTTCACCATCTTGCTCTTGCCCGTCACGCCCACGAGACGCACCATGTCGGGCTGAGACGCCTTGATCCCGATCTTCATTGCGTCGCTCACCTTCCTCTTCAGTCGACGACGCGTCCCGTCGTTGTGCTTGCTCTTGTACCCGACCAGCTTACCACGCAGGTACTTCTGCTTCAACCTGATCTGTTCCATCACTTACCACCATTCTGAATGATCTTACCTTCCTTCTTGTGCTTCGGGCAAACGCCAAGCTTCTTGCAGCCCTTACAGCCCTTCATGATGGCCTTGGCCTGTGAGACTTTGGCGGCGGCAGCGGCTTCCTTGGCTCGTGCCCCTGTACGGCCTTCGTATGCGTTGCCTCCGTGGTAAGACTTACCAAGTCCAAGCTTCCACTTGCTGTCACCCTTAAAAGCGTCCTTAAATCCCATGTTACTTCCACTCCTCCCTGAGTTCAGCGTATTCGATCGTTGAGTCTGCTGCCATCCTAGCACGTGCTGCCTGTGCTTCGGAAGGGCTAATTCCGCGGGGAAGGCGTTTGATCAACTCACGCGTCCCGTTGTGCTTCTTGTATGCGATCCGATAGATTCGCTTCTGCTCCTTGACCATGTGAACAGCATATCACATGACAAAGGCCCTTGCAAGTGTCTCGTTTGACAACTTGCAAGGGCCTCCTTGAGCCCCTACGCGGGCTCGAACCGCGTACTCCTGTTTACAAGACAGGTGCTTTACCACATAAGCTATGAGGGCAATGATACACTACATGTGCCCCCGGCAGGACTCGAACCTGCAACCCCCCGATTAAGAGTCGGGTGCTCTAGACCAATTGAGCTACGGAGGCAAAGCGCCATGCGTACACAGCGCCGAGTTTGTTACTGTTCGGTAGGTTCGTAGAAGAAGTCAGACATTTCGCCTTCAATCATGAAGGTGTGCTTCACGCCTTCACTGTCTTCATACCCAACAGTAAGTTCGTGAATAGTATAACCGCATGTCTCACATCCGCCACTGTAATACGAGCCCTCGTCGAACCATAGAACCTTCTTAACATCCTCAACATCGTACTTAACGCGCAGGATTTCAGCTAGGATCGCGTGGAATCGTTCCTCCCATCCGTGGGCCATTTTCCTCTGCCTTCCTTTTCTTTCTCCACTTAATGAAGTTATAAACTCCAATAACGATCATTGCCACGTTCTGTAGCAAGAACCCCGGCTGCCCTGTTGCTAGAGCATACACAATGAACCCGAGCTGTGTCAACACCAAGAGCGCCCAACCTGCGTTGAGTCCCTTTCCTGTACAGAACGCACTCGATACGTTACCCGCTGCAAGCAACCACGGCACCCACGCCGTAGGATCAATCACGTCGTCGGTCACGTTCCTTCTTGACACTCTTCGTCATTGGAGAGCGCTTGGCCTCAGATTCGATGGCGTTTGCGTCGTTCAATGTGAGATCAGTGTGAACGGCTTTGTCACCTGTCTTCAACTTCACGGTGACCTTCCAATACCACTGATCACCCCACCGTTTGATCATATCCCTCCCTACGTTGGAAACTCGCCCGGGAGTCGAACCCGGCTATGTACCTTTGCAGGGTACCACATCGCCGCTCTGTCAGCAAGTCTTAGTAACGACCTCGCGCCTTGACTTGGATCGTAGCACCACAGTCCTTACAGATGGTGTAGACACTGTCTACGGTCTTCTTTTCCTTCGTGCGCGTATGAGGACACTCAGGCTTGCGTCCCTTGATCTTGTGACCCATCGTCCACAACCCACCTTCCGTTGACACGAACCTCCGTACGGAAGTCCTGTTCGCGTTGCATCTGACGTTCGACCTCAGCCTCTGCGCGTCCGATGCCGTACATCCTCATCTGAATGTACCGCTTGAACTCTGGCGTGTCAACCATACGTTTAAAAGCCAGACGCTTATTTTGCAGTTGCGAACGTTCGTCACGAGCTTCACCCCGAGCACCGCTATCAGGATGAATAACCCGAACGCCAGTATCCCTTTTGTTCTGATTCTGACCACCCTTCCCTCCTGCGCGAAACGTTTGCACTTCACAGTCGTTGATGCTCACACTAAATGCTAACTCTGCCATGCGGAGAGGGAGGGAATCGAACCCCCAACGCCCTGAGGCGCACGTGATTAGCAGTCACGTTGCGGTTACCAATACCGCACCAATCCTTATGAACGCCTATTTCGTCGTTTGACAGCGTCCAACTTCTTATCCAGGTGATGCTGACACACCCACATTGTCTTCCCGTCACGGGAAAAGTGAGCAACACCATCACGGCCACAGAAATGAACTTCACATTTTTTATTTGACATGCGGAGTATGAGGGAGTCGAACCCCCACGCCCCATCTCTGAGGCATCACGGTTTTCAAGACCGATAAGCACGCCTATGCGATACTCCAAAAACTGCAAGCCGTCCGGCCGATCGTTGGCACCGAAGCTTAGCCACTCAATCGCGAAGAGTGGAACTTGCATTGCTCCCGGGGATGGGGTCGAACCACCGTTACTTGGTTCAGAGCCAAGCGTCCTGCCATTAGACGACCCAGGAATGGTACCGCTGAGAGGATTCGAACCTCCGACACGCGGCTTCGTAGGCCGCTGCTCTATCCACTGAGCTACAACGGTAGGGACCGCGTGCCGTGGGACAACTCTACCGAGTCCCCGTCACACTTCCTCACCTGATGTTGTCTAGGTAGCTAGACGTTGTGAGGCGCATCGGTCAGTACGCTCGTATCCTTGGCAGGATTCGAACCTGCGACATTCGCTTTAGGAGAGCGACGTTCTGTCCCCTGAACTACAAGGATGTAAGATGTTCGATGGAGGGACTTGCACCCACCAGCGGTGATCAACCTATTTGGCCTACGGCCTGCGCACCATGCTCTTGACGGGATTCGAACCCGTTTACTGCTACGGTCATCGAACAACGTGAGGTATGCGGGTCTCGAACCCGCCCATTCTGGTTGGAAGCCAGATATGCCGCCATCAACATCTATACCCCATATGCACACGTCACAGGAGGGCTCGGAGAAACCCACGTGTGCATTGTCCTGCCCCAGGGAATCGAACCCCACGAGTAGCGGTTTACAGCCGCGCTCTGCCACCAGGACGGTCAGGTTGTGTAAGTGGACTTATGTCAACGGAGCCGGGATTTGCACCCGGGACTGACGGACTTCTCATGGCCCCGCTCTCCTCCTGAGCTACACCGCTGATCCACTTACCTTTTCACTTCGCTTCATCGAAGGCCACCCAGCGCTAGGCTACTGTTCGATACATCACGTCGTTACGTCGTTCGAGAGGGAGTCGAACCCCCGCAGCCACGGGCTTCAACCGTGCGCTCTACCGTCTGAGCTATCGAACGTCGACTGTGACACGGCGTGTCTTCCGTGTCACAGTCCAGCTTTTCAAGAAACCTATGCAGTTGTGTTGATCGAACGCGTCAGGGAAAGGAACCCCAACAATGTTACTGTACTTTTGCACAGCGTAGCCTCGGTGGGACTTGAACCCACACGCCCTCGCGGACACCGGATTTTGAGTCCGGCGCGTCTGCCAAATTCCGCCACAAGGCCATAGTGACTTGCGTCACAGTACCCCCTGAGAGAGTCGAACTCTCATACACCTGATTCTAAGTCAGGCGGCTTTGCCTGTTTGCCTAAAGGGGCGTGTCGCCGCGATATTTACAAGTGACGGATGTCCCGTCGCGGCCAGCGGTCCGTATACCAGACTATCAACTTCAGCTTCGTAAGTCTACCAGACCCTCGTGGGGTGTGTCAACCTCAGAACTCTTCCTTCTCCTCGTCGCCCTTAGAGGCGCGCTTCGGAGCGGCGTTGATCTTCTTCACACGGTACACGAAGTACCTCTTACCCTTCGGCTTACCCTGAAAGTCGATGCTGATGACATCTCCAACCGCAAGGTCATCAATGCTGTTCAGCTCCTGCGCCAGGATAGTACGGAAGGCCGTGACTGTCAACTCTTCGCCCTCGACGTCGAGCACGACCTGCGGGTGACTCTTGTCGTCGTCATCGGTGTAAGTGCCGAGTTCAACAACCTTGCCCTGAATCTTCTCGGGCTCCTGAGGGTTCCAATATTCCGGACCCTCGTTCTTCTCAATGCCTAGATCATCCCAAGCACCCATTAGTGCTCCCTACCTTTCGTTCCTATCTTCTTACATTCTACATGATACCACATGACGTGGCATTTGTCAATTCTCGTCGATGAAGTTATGGAAACGCACACGTAGCGCGTCCACATCCTTCCGCCATTCTTCTGTCTGCTGATACTCATCAACTTCCAACAAAAGGTCGAGTGCCTTCCCAACCCATCCTACGATGAGCTGAACATTAACTTCTGCCATTCCGTTCTGCCTCCTCCCTCTCCATTTCCCGACGCACCAAATACAGCAATGCGTACAGTTTCGTGCGTTCAATCTTAGGGTCGTTCATGAGAGCGCCCGGAACAGTCTTGTCGATGGCCTCCAATAGGTCGTCACGAAGGTCTGCCATCAGAACCACCTCCTGAATGTCAACCCGTCTTCCACCAACGGCTCCTCTACAACGCGTGACTGCCTGAGCTTAACATATTGATAACTACGCAGCATCGCCCTAAAATCAATCCACAGTTCATTATCAAACCGTAGCTCGTAAAGGTTCCACCCTTCCGGTCGCACCCAAAACACACGGGAGCGCTCGAACTCTAAGTTGTCCGCGATCGTTCCATCGGGAAGGTACATCTTTTCTGCCATGGCATAAGCGATGTTCTGAAGCGCCACGCTGTCACGTGGTCCCTTCGCATTGGTCTTCGCATCCACCATACACAACTCGCCATCAATCAGCCACGCATTGTCATACGTTCCCGCATAACCCCACTTAGGACTGAAGACCATGCGCTCGTTATACAATGGTTGAACATTGAACTGCTCATTCAACTCTTCCCAGGCGCGTGTCATCCAAAGTTCCGGGCTTTGACCTTCCCACCCATCAACTTCGCTGTACCCATCTCCGGGACGAACCCCGTCAATGAGATCTTCCAATACTGCATGTGCTTGTGTCCCGACGTCACGCGCTACGCGCCATTCGTCCAAATACACATCATCGTTCTTCACTTCAGCAAGGTATTGGGCCTTGGTGAGGTCGGCCATGCGCTTCCTGTTGTCGGCCAAATACACAGCTTGCTTCTTCATCTTGGCCTTGTTGATGCCCTCCTTATTCAGGACATTCAACACTGAAGTTACTCCCGCGTACTTTTCACCTGACTCCTTGTCGATGTACCATCGATCTGAGTCGTTATCATACTCCCTGCGGAGTGTCATGTTGCTCCTTGTACATGTATCGCCACAGTAAGTAACGAGCACGGTCCTCTTGCGTCATGCGGTTGCCCTTGCTAGAGTTACAGCTAGGATGAGCAATGGAGACGTTCCATGGGACATCACCAGGATGATTGCCCACGTCATATGAGAGGAGTAACTGTGCGTCTACTTGCAGTGGCACGATGTGTTCAACCTCGTAGTTCTCAGGATCAACCTGATGACCACAGAGGACGCACACACCGTCATCTCGGGTGTAGATCTCTTGTGCATCGTACGCTACATGCGGTAGGCTCAGCTTGATGGCGCGACGTCTCATGTTGATGACGCGCATCGCCTTGTTATATTTGGCGCGGCCAACTTCCGTAGTACGATTACGTCGACTTGTCAAACTGTAACAGGGCTTACACACAGTGCGACGATAAACAACCCCGTTAGGGTTGCTCTTCGCGATGGGAAACCGCTCCAACACTAACACCTGTTGGCAGGATCGACAAGTCCTCAGGTTCGACGTTGTAGTATGCTCCGTACTCATCTCGTAGATGCTTTCCGTACTTGTCTCGTAGCGCGTTGAGTGCTACGATATTTTCCATGGGCGTGGTCACTGGGATTAGATCACGCAAGTATAGTTTCATGTTTGATTACCTCCTTGTTCACGCAAGTATACAGGAAAGGATCTTCTATGTCAAATCACCCCGAGCCCGACAGGCAATGCATCATCTGTGGTAAGTGGAAGCATTTGCGGGCGTTTATTAAAGGCACCTACGTGTGTCGTGGTTGCTCGCGTAAGGCACAGAGGAAGGACAAGAAAAAGTGAGCGGTAAGGAGGGGATGTTCAAGCGCTGCCCTACGTGCGGCAATAGAATTAAGCCAACAACTAAAGGTAATTATTGGTGTACTAAGTGTAAGAAGAAGGTGTGATAGGTATGGGTAAAGGTAAAGAACGTTGCTCGGATTGTGGTAAGACAAAGTTGTTGGTATATGGCACGAGTTTGTGCGCGTTATGTTGGCGCATTCGACAGAAATGGAAGCGCTGAGTGACGGGAGTGATGCGTTGACAAGATCACCTCCGGTCATGTAGACTGTACCTACGTTCCTCACGCTGAGAGCGTCGCAACTTGGCTACGGCCATAAGGAGGACTGCATGACCCTGCGTAAGCAGACAATTACACAGATGATGCGAGAGGGATGGGTTCTATTTCCACTTGCAAATAACTCGAAGCGCCCTCCCGAGGGAACTTCGGGTCACTTGTCATGGAGTCAACTAGACTCGGAAGATTTCATTGATGAGTTGGAGAATGAACAGTTTAACGTAGGCATTGTCACGGGCAAGAGCAGTGGCATTGTCGTGATCGATGTTGATCCTAAGCACGGAGGAACGAAGGAGGCTGTATATGACCTGGGCGGAGGAAAGGTACGCACGCGAGAACACGAAACACCTTCAGGTGGAGTGCACCTTCTATTCCGATACCCTGACGGTGTCGATCACATCGGAAACTCCGTCGGACGACTCGGACCAGGCATTGATGTCCGCGCTGACGGCGGCTATATCGTTGCTCCAACATCATCCATTGAGGGAAGGGAATACCGTGTTGTTGACAGCGGAGATTTGGAACCACTCCCCGCTGGAATCCTAAACAAGATCGTAGGCCAGGCACGTGACGTTCCTGAATCCCACTATCAGTATCCTGAGGATCAGTGGGATGATGTAGTCAGGTGGCATCGCATGAATGTGCGCGAGGCCGCCGAGGCTGAAGACGGGACACGCGACGATACAGCGTACCGCTTGTTGGTGCGCTCGTTTCAGTTGTCAATGTGTGTCCCTGACGCTGTCCTCAATCAGGACATGATCGTGAACGACTTCGTCAGGAAGTTGCCGTACACGCTGAAGGGATTGTCGGGCAAGGTTGAACGTGCCTGGCAGTTCGCCGAGGTAACACCTCGACCCCACCCTAGCGTATCGATCCCTCCGCGCGCAAGCGATGGCGAGGGTAAGACTACTCCTGGATGGATCAAGGTGACCAATTATACAGCTAGCGCAGAGGCGCTTGATGATGAACGTCTCACGGACGCTGGCAACGCCAACCGTCTTGTGGAGATCTTCCGTGACCGAATTCGATACTGTGAGGGTATCGGGTGGTTGATTTGGAACGGTAAGGTGTGGATGCCTGAGAATGAAAACTCAGCGTCCGTGCTACAGATGGTGAAGGAAGCACAGGAATTCCTTTACGAAGACCTATCGGAATTGATTAAGGAGCAAAGGAGCGCCAAGCTAGCCAAGCAGCATATTCGTTATTCATTGAGTCACACAGGCTTGCAGAATGCGATGAAGCTGATGCAGGCCACGTACACCATTCGCCTGACGGCCGAGGACTTGGACAGTCACAAGAACCTCTTGTCAGTGAGGAATGGTGTGGTGGATTTGCGCACGGGAATGTTGTATGAGCATCGTCCTGAACTGCACATGACGCAGTTGGTCGATATCGATTACGATCCCGAGGCTGTAGCGCCACGCTGGCAGCAATTCTTGGAAGAGGTCATGCCTGATATGCCGGACATGCCTCCGTTCCTTCAGCGCCTAGTAGGCTATGGCATTACAGGTGAGACATCGGAGCATGCCATGGCCATTCATTATGGAAGGGGCAGCAATGGAAAGTCAATCTTCCTGGATACTTTGCGATCAGTGTTCGGGAGTATTAGCAGCGTTACTGATTGGTCCTCATTCGAGCGTAAGCGCGATGGAGCAGGGGCCGCTCGACCTGACTTGGTGCGATTGCGTGGTTCCCGTCTTGTCACGGTCAACGAGGCAGACGCTCGTGCATCTATTGACGAGGCGCAAATCAAGCGAATGGCCTCGGGTGACATGATTACGGCGCGCGCCCTCCACCAGAACGAGATTGAGTTCTACCCGAACTTCCTCTTGCAGATGGCGACGAATGCGAAGCCTGACATTCGTGGTGCTGATGAAGGCATTTGGCGCAGGGTGAAGCTAATTCCGTGGCAGAGGTTCTTTGAGCCACACGAACGTGACCACGGACTTGCTACGACATTGCTTGGTGAAGCACCAGGGATTTTGTCGTGGGCGGTACGGGGCGCGGCCGAGTGGTACGCGTCGGGGTTGCAGGAACCTGATCGTGTGCGCAACGCTACCCGTGAGTACCGCGAGAGCGCTGACATCCTCGGTGGGTTCATTGAACTTGTCGAGCATGGTGGTTGGTTGGTACCTGAAGATAACAAGAAGGTACCGAGCGCGTGGACATATTCGCTATACAAGAAGTGGGCGTTGACACAGTCTTACAGTGAGCGCGACATGCTCTCACAGAAGGCGTTCAAGGCCGCGTTGGAGGAACGCGGGTACAACACCAAGCGCACGGCCACAGGCACGGTCTTCCTGGGATTGGCAGCGAACGAGGAGATTACCGCCGTCAGGCAGCATAGCTCCGAAGGCGCGGCACAGCCGGACCGAGCAGACGGTAACTCTATGGCCACTGTAAGGGAGATGTTCTGAGAGTAAGGGTATCGTCACTCTGTGTGATGGTGCCCTTCTTTCATGCCCTCGACCATGACAGGAGTGACAGAACATTTTGCACCTGTCATCCCACCCGTCACACCATATGACCTGCATAAATACCCCTTCTTTATCGTTTAAGTGACAGGAGTGACAGGTACTACAGTTATTACGCGTATACGCGCCCGCGCATGGAGCTATACAAAACAAACTTTAAAATGGCACCTAAACTGCCATCTGTCATTGTCTTGACCTGAGGGCGCTCAGCATGATAGACTACGCGCACGTGTAACCCTGGCCTCAAGCGCCAGGCACGACCAATGAGAGTGAGCAATGATTCGTTACCCCTATACGTTGGACGGCATTGAGTGCCAAGTCAACGTGATCGAAAGTGATGAGGATGTGCGCGAAGCAATGCACTTCATCGACGATCACGAACCTTTCGAACTGAGCGTTGACACCGAGACCACAGGTCTTGATCTCTTCTCACCTACTTTTCGTATTCGAACACTACAGTTTGGCAACGCACGCACCGCCTATGTTTATCGTTTGTTCTCGGTGCGTCCGCGCGTAGTGATTGAGTTTTTGCGTAGGTTGTTCAGGCGCGGCGTGAACCTCCACAACGCCCCGTTCGACCTTCTCGCCTTCGACGTCACGCAACTGATGTCGTTGAGTGAGACTGAGGACAAGTATCACGACACACGTATCCTCTCTCACCTTCTAGATCCACGTAGCAAGATGGACGGAGGCGTTGGGCATGGCCTGAAGGAACTCAGCGCCAAGTACATCGATCCGAGCGCCCCCGACACACAGAAGGATTTGAAGGAAGAGTTTCATAAGATCGGGGCCACGCTACAAACAGGGTGGGCCCAGATCGATATCAACAACCCCCTATACCTTTTGTACGCGGGACTTGATGTGATCTTGACACAGAGGTTGCACGACATGATGCGCGCCCGTGTCAATCGTGAGGGCTACGGCCGCTTGGCACGTTTCGAGCATGAGGTTCAGCGTGTGACAACACGCATGAAGCGGCGTGGCTTCCGTGTTGATGTCAAGTTCTCGGAGTACTTGGTGCGTCGCCTTGAACAGGAATGGAAGGAGGGCACTCGACGAGTTCAGGAGTTGGGCGTGGAGAACATGCAGAGCACACAGCAAGTTGGGGCGGCATTGTTGGCGCGTGGATGGCGTCCTGAGGAGTTCACGAAGACGGGTAAGCCGAAGGTCGATAAGGCCGTCATGGAAAAGCTCGTTGAAGATGTGCACACGCCTGTAGACGTGCAGGAGTTGCTTACGGCAATCATGGAAAGCAAGAGGGCGAAGAAGTGGAAGACGGCATACGCCGAAGCCATGCTCAACGCTCGTGACTTCAACGACCACGTCCATCCTGACATCAATTCCCTTCAGGCCCGCACGTCACGCATGTCCATCGGGAACCCACCCCTTCAGCAACTCCCTTCACGTGGCGATAACGCTTGGCTCATCAGGCGCGCTGTGATCGCTGACGAGGGCTATGTGTTGGGTAGTGCGGACTATGATCAGGTTGAGTTTAGGGTGTTGGCGGCTCTTGCAGGAATTTCACGGATGAAGTACGCCATCAACAACGGCATTGACCTTCATGACTACACCGCCGAACTCGTGTACGGTAAGGAATTTACAAAGTTCCAACGAAGCATTGGCAAGGGCGTTGGGTTCGGTAAGGTGTTTGGTGGCGGGGCACGCACGTTGTCACGTCAAACGGGAGCACCTATTGATCAAGTCAAGCACGCCATCCGCGAATACGAGGCGGCGTACTTCGAGCTCCCTGCCTACGCACGCAAGTTGCAGAGCGAACAACGGACTAATGGTGGGTACATCATCAACCATCATGGCCGCTACCTGCCATTGGACTCGGGACGCGAGTACGCTGCTGTCAACTACAGTGTGCAGTCGATCGCACGCGATCTGTTAGCACAGGCTCTCATCGATCTGGCGCGCCAGGGTCTTGATGACTATCTGTTGTTGCCTGTGCACGATGAAATTTTGTTCCAGGCCCCTGTTGACATCGCCCACGAAGTAGCGCATACTGTAGGGGAAGTGATGAGCGGCATGTTCATCGATGTCCCGATCTCAGCCACCGGTGAGGTGTATGGGAAGACATGGGCGCATGGTTATGTGTTCAAGGATAGTGATGGTATGGTACGCTCTAAGGGCACTAAGAACTTGATTCCGGATTGGATGGAGGCAGCATGACTGAGTACGCCAAGGTGACCACGGTGTTCAACGATGGGTTGGGCGCTGTGTTCGGTCTGAATGAACGTGAGGAAATTTTTTATCGTCAGCGAACCCCGCAGGGTCAGGTTGAACTACTGACTACCAGCGGTACGTGGCTGCCCGCTAGTGTGGGGCGTTCGGTGAAGGAACTTCAGACCTGGAACGCAACAAATGAAGTTTACGTGATCAAGGGTGAGAGCACTACAGAAGAGGAGGCGGAAGAGTGGCTGAGCGAAGCGCGGAGTTGACGCCCTACGATGTGTACGAACTGATCGATGAGTTCGGTCAAGAGTATTATCGTTGGAACTCGACCCTTGAGATCATGGAGTGGTACAAGGATGGGGAGTGGGTGACACACGGCTGGACTCCTGCCTCTCTCATGCGGTATCGTGACGCCTTTAAGGACGTAACGTTGAACGTAGTAACGGAGGATGATGCGCGATGACATTTTTGATCGTGGGGAGCACGGCTGCTCAACATCATTTTGGTGCTGAGTGGCCGCGCGAACCGAAAGACTTGGACGTGTTCACGGACGCGATGGAAGAGCACAACGCAGCAGGGATTGATGCTTACTGGGCGCCTGAGTTTCTTCAGTTGTTCGGTAACACGGGACGGCACGCTACGGTCGCGGAGCTTTACACGATCAAGGTGTCACATCAGTATTGGTCGTTGAAAAATGGGAGTTGGTGGAAGCATGCGCAGGACATTGTGTGGTTGAAGCAACGTGGTGCGGTGCTGATACCGTCGATGCACGATGTTTTGTATCGTGTGTGGGAGCGTGACTTCGGGAAGAAGATCATCGACTTGAACATGGACAAAGCGGACTTCTTCGATGATGCTGTTCCGCGGAAGTGGGACCATGACAGTGTGCATTACTCTGTGTGCTATGGTGATTACCCTCTGTACGAGGACTTCTTCAAGCCAGGCGCGGAGATTGCTATGGACATGAAGAAGGTGTGGAGCGCCCCGTTTGAGACACAGGTGAAGTTGTTCCGTGAAGAGATCTATGCGACGGCGTTGGAGCGCACGTTGATCCCGAAGGACTATCAGTTCAGCCCTCGGCGCGCGTATGCTATGGCGTTGCAGAAGACGATCACCAATCTCACGAAGGGACGATCGGCACAGTTCATCGTTACGCACCTTGACACGTTCATGCAACCTGACGTAGACTACGTGAAAAGGCACAAGGATAGGGCACACATGTTGGTGCCGCACCGCAGGAAGGGAGAGTAACGAGTGGGTAACACACAGTATACGGAGGAGCAGGTACAGGATGCGTTGTCGCGTGCCCTGAACTTGGACTACGCCAATGATCCGGACGATCTGGACTGGAGTGAGGTAAACGAAGTCCTCGGTTGGCGTGGTGGTGAACTGAACACTGTGCTTGGTGATTTCAAGCATGTCGCTGAAGATGGCGGGGAAGGCCAGGGTGATCACATCGAATTCGTATTCGAGGTTGTGGACACGGGTCAGTTGTTCAAGAAGGAGGGGTACTATGCCTCTCATTACGGCACGGATTGGGATGGCCCGTTCCGTGAGGTGCACGCAGTGGAGAGGATGGTGACGTTCTATGAGTGATGAGGTGATGGTGAGCATCCCACTGAACGCGAAGAGCGCGCAGAGCATCCTTCTGGGCATCGCCGGTGAAAGCGCCCTGTACAACAAGGGCTGGGCTTGGTGGGCACATGACGTTTCTGTTGATAAGGTGTTCACCTACGGAAACGCACGTGTGGTGAAGGTGCAGGAGTCGCTGGGTGACTACGACACCGCCGGGTACAACACTATGGAGACCGAGATGGTGTGGCGTATCGAGGTCGACAACACTCTGACGGGCGGCGAGTTTGAGAAGTACTTCCGGCTGAAGGGCGAGTACACGTCTTACGACGGTGAAGACTGGCAGAGTGTGGTGAAGGAAGTTCGTCCAACACAGAAGGTCATTCGCGTCTACGAGAGTGCCCCGTAATAGGTACGTATTACACCCTAGGACGAGAGTTTTACGTCCTAGGGTGTAATCACACCAACTGACATGTTGATCTTGTTAGATTTTAGTTACAGGAGGCAAGTAAATGCTGAACGTGAAATGGCAGGCCGTACGTAATTTGGGTGATCACGCGGGCAAGCCTATGGTGGAGATTTGGAGCACATCTAGGGACGTTCACGTAGAACTGAACAGTTATTGGTTGATCATTCGTACAGTTGACGGGAATGAACTGTTGTTGTCTGTACCGACATGGCGTATCATCGATGTAACAAGGGATTGAGAGGAGTAAGATGCCAGCTAAGGCTAAACGCTACGTGGTTGAGATCAAGGACCCAAAGTTGAACTCGTGGCGTGTCGTTACAGGCCCCATCACCACCACTGATGCCAATAAGTTGCTTGGTCTCATCATGTGGGACACGCGTAAGAGGGAGGTCAAGGAAAGTGAGTGACGAGTGGGTGCAGGCCAAGAATCTCGTGCGGCAGCAGGTTGAGATCATGGTCAATGAACTGGAAGAGTTGACGCGACGTGTGAATAATCAGCGCGCCGCGATTGATGTGTTGCAGAAGGAACGTGACAATGCTGTTGCGCGGTTGAACGACCTCCCTTCTATGCGTGCACAGTTCGAACTAACCCAGCTTCGGGCACAGGTACATGAACTTGAGCAGACGGTAGATCGTTATAGTGAGTTCATGCGCTTGAAGGATAATGCCAAGATCAAGGTTGAGGGGCAGCGTGAGCATTGGCGTGAGAAGTATCACGATATGGAGCGTGTGTCTAACATCCACAGGGACGCACGTCGCATCGCCGAGGAAAAGGTACGAGGTTTGGAGGCACAGAACGAACGCCAGGCTAAGGCTTTCGAGGAACGAGGCAAGGCTATCCTGAAGAAGGATGAATTGATTCGTCAGATGTCTGCGGAGAACGGCCGTCTCATTGAGGTGATCAAGCTAGGGCGCAAGGGCATTGAAGGTGAAGGACGTGATTGGGAACTTGGGTTTGACAATAGGCGCATCTGAGGTGAAGCGCCCAGGGTGGGATGAGTATTTTATGTTGTTGGCGGAGCAAGCTGCTAAGCGTGGCACCTGCTCTCGTCTACAGGTTGGGGCTGTTGTTGTGTTGAATAACCGTGTTATTGGCATGGGATACAACGGCGCACCACAAAATATCTCACACTGTGTACATTACGAGGACGCCCCCTGTCAGATCAGTGTGCACGCAGAGGTGAATGCCTTGCTGTACGCTAGGTTTGATGATGACACGTTGGAGCCTACGAAGATGTACTGCACGCACATGCCGTGCTTCGAGTGTTCGAAACTCATTTTGAATACGCCTGTGCGTATTGTCTACTATCGTGAGTGGTATGGTAGGAACGCAGGGCATGATCTTTTGTCGACAGGAGGTGTACACATTGTCAGAGTTCCGTGACAGGTGGCGTAACGAACTAGTCACAAAGGCTAGACACCCTAGCGATGTGTATGTTATCCTGGAGGTGTTGAAGCGATGCTTGAACGAAAAGATCAGGGAGGCGTACAGTGCTGATGAAGATGGCAAGTTCATCATGGGTCTGAATGAGGCGCATGCCTTGATCGGTAACTTGCGTAATGACATTGCGCATGAATTTGGTTACGAGGAAGGAAAGTAACAATGGAATTGTTCAGTGTGGTTGACAAGGATGGCAACGAACTCAGGGGAGTGTCGCGTTTCAACAAGCGCTTTTACTTCACGGAGAGCGTTGCCAAGGGTGTGGCGACACAGTACAACAACATTATCGTGATCAAGGACGGTGAGGGTGTGCAGTTGCAGGGCGCCCCGTTCAAGGTCAAGAGGTGGGAGGCGCAGGAGGCGTGAGCATGAGCAACGTGGTCCCCGGATATATCATGCGTGATCCGGAGAAGTTGGCTACGTTCATGGAGGAAATGGGGTACTCTCGTGAATACCGTGAAGGCGAGAGTACCCCTGTCTTCGTGAAGGAGCCAATGCTACCGGGCGCTGAGGATTGGGTGCCTGAAGATGAAACCCCCGATGCCCAGTTCCAAGATGAATTGGGCACGGGGAACCTCCCCACGACTCTGTATCGAATTGTGAACGAGCGTGGGGAAGTAGAGCGTAGTCGTCATAGTACCGCACTAAACAAGCCGTACTATGCTACGCTAAGTGGCGTTAAGAGTGCGGCGTCTTATGCACGTAATCGACTCAGCCGCAAGGTTCGTATTCAGAAGGGAGAGGTGACATGGGAGGATTTGGACGACACAACCCCGTAGAACGTAAGCTCGTGGGGCATGTTAGCGTGGACAGTGGGCAGGTAATTCTCACTGATCCATGTTACGTGGATGAAGGGTTCTCCTACCACGAACTGCTGAGGGGGTGGGGCGCGCGCTTTGGCGGGGATGTGGAGCGTGAGCACGCTATCCCTGGGCCCGGCGGCCTTGGTGTTGTCGTTGAAACGGCGTGGGGCGATGGGTCGTATCCGGTGTACGCTGAGATTCAGGAAGGCCGTGTGATGCGCGTCACTGTGGAGTTCGATGAGTACGAAGATGAGGGAGGAGACGCGTGAAACTATGGCGCATCGTCGATCAGCATGGTAGGGTCTATCGTAGCAATCAGTTCAGGGGCTACTACGAAGACAAAGTTTCTGCGGAGCGTGCGATGAAGCGCTTGCCAAAGACACAGTACGGCGGTTATGATTACGATCGTAAGCGGCCTAAGCCCCCAGTTCAGATGACCTACACACTACAGGAGGCTGATGTAACATGGACATCCTTGACATCTTCAACTTCTTCGCCTACCTCTGCATCGTCTTCAATGTCGCTGCCGCAGACGAAGAGTACGTTTATTTCTACAACCGACTCGTGATCTTCCTGCGTGGTGTGTGACATGCTACACTACAGTGACAACATCATCGATCGTATCGCTGATGATCTGGAAGAGAACTTGGAAGGGATCAATGTCACATTGACGGCTAGTCAGATTCTTTGGCTTGCCTCCAGTGTTTACAGCGAACTTGAGGACGAATTTCGTGGACCAGCCTAAGGCGCTCGAACGCTACCATCTCTATGTGATGCGGGACGATGCTCCGATCATTGTGGCCTTCTCGATTGTCAGGTCACAGGTTCGGAGCATCGTCCGCGCTTTCCCCCTTGACACATGGTCGTTGTCGTGCGAGAGTGGTGGGGATGTTGAAGGAGATAGTGCGACGATTCTAAGGAGGTTGAGCCGTGGTCCGAATCACTGACCTGTTCTCATGGGACGATTACGTGGAGATGCGTAACGCGGGCTTTATCAAGGTGCAGCGCCACCCCGAGTTCCCCGACGATTTGGCGCTCGCTAACTATACGCACAAGGCGCAGCAAAACTACCACTGGAATGCGGTCACGGAGAATTGCCGTGGGCTGATCTTTCACCCTGCCACCCTGGAGATTGTGGCGCGCCCGTTCCGTAAGTTCTACAATTACGGTGAAAAGAATGCCGACGTTATCACGGGGCAGGAAGTAGTACGGGCATACGAAAAGTTCGATGGTTCGTTGGGTATTGCCTATCCGGACCCTAACGGTATGTATCGTATTGCTACACGTGGTTCGTTCAGCAGTGAGCAGGCGCAGTGGGCAACCAACTTCGCGCACAGCAAGGGCATCGAATACTTTCCCTTCATCCCTGGTTACACCGACCTGTTCGAGATCATCTATCCTGACAACCGTATCGTTGTGGAGTACGGTGGGCTTGAGGGCTTAGTGTACCTTGGTACGATCGAAAATTACACTGGGCGTTTTCAGTTCGAAGATGACATGTACGATTTGCGCGCAGACCCCGTATACATCGGACCTTTCGAGGGTGTTTTCAATCTGTCGAACAGGCAGGGCAAGGAAGGTGTTGTCGCTGTCACCTCGGATGGGCGCAGGGTTAAGGTGAAGGAAGAGGAGTACGTGCGGTTGCATCGTATCGTGTCTCATTTGACGGAGCGCTATGTGTGGGAAGCAATGGAAGGTCCACACATTTATCGTGCACGTGCAATTGCACAGGAAATCCCCGAGGAGCACGCCGATTGGCTGATGGGTGTGGCCAATCGTTTGATCGCAGAGTACGTCGTTCAGTCATCGCAGGTCAGTGAGTTGGTGTGGAACACGAAGCAGATGAGCACGCGTAAGGAAAAGGCTGTGTTCGTACAAGAGTCAGGGTATCCTAAGCATGTGCAGAGCGCGTTTTTTGCGGTGCTTGACGGGAAGAGTGCAACCCCTGTACTATGGAAGGCGATCCGCCCGAAGGAAGAAGAGCAAGAAGATCAGTAATAACTGAGAGGAACATGTATGACTATAAATCAGCTCGTGAAGAACTTCATCGACCTGGCAATGAGCGATGAATTTGTTTACGATTCTCAGTTCGTTCGTAAAGTGTACTCTTCGGACGGTGTTGATGTCTTTTCGTTGGCACTGAACGATGAAACACGAGATGTGCGTTACGTCACGGTTGATTATCGTGACCATGATGTGGTAGCGTTCGAGGTAGAGCCCGTGACCGTGGTGAAGACAGAGTATAGGAGGAAGTAACATGACTCTCTACATTTTCCGTGGCCTCCCTGGTTGTGGTAAGAGCACGAAGGCCAGGGAGATGCAGAGGGACATCGGTGGTAGGGTCGTAGAGCGTGACGAGGTGAGGTACATGCTCTACGGCCGCTACGTCGACTGTGACGAGAAGCTTGTCACCAATGTGCAACATGCCTTGATTGAAGAGGGCCTGCGCATGGGTGAGAACGTGTTCGTGTCGGACATGAACCTTCGCAATCAGTATGTGCAGACGTTGTACAGCATTGCATGGAAGCACAACGTGCCTGTGGAGATCGTGGACCTAACGAACGTGGATGTTGGTACGTGCTTGGCACGCAACGCTGACCCCAGACGTCGTGTTCAGGGTAAGAAGGTCCCGGAAGACGTGATCATCAACAACTACCGGCGGTTCATCAAGGGCAAGCCCTACCCCTTGCCGTTTCAGTTCACCGGTGCTAAGCTTCCTGAGAAGCGATACGAACCGTACGTGCGTGATGAGAGTAAGCCCATTGCTATCATCGTGGACATCGATGGCACCGTGGCCCGCATGGTGGGACGTGGACCGTTCGATGAGCACTTGGTGAAGAACGATGAGCTGTTCGAGTACGTGGCTCTCATGGTTCAGGTGGCATTCTACCAGGGCATTGAGATCATCTTCATGTCCGGGCGCACGGACGGGTGCTATGATGACACGCGTGCGTGGCTGAACGAGAAGATGCCGTGGCTGGAGGATGACTTCGAGTTGATCATGCGTCGAAGCGTTGAGGATCGTGGGCGTCCTGATGACGATGTGAAGTACGACTTGTTCAAGGAGAAGGTTGAGTGGGACTTCAACGTGTGGTACGTTATCGATGATAGGAACAAAGTTGTAAGGATGTGGCGTGAGATTGGACTCACGTGCGCACAGGTCGCGGAGGGGGATTTTTAATGGCAGTGTTTGGCCGTAGAGAAGCGGAGACACAGTACGGTATCCGTGTTCGGTGGGCGAACGGAGACACCTCCGATCATTGGTTTGCTAATGAAACTACACGTGATCGTAAGCACAATGATTATGTGAAGAAGGCACAGGTACTGGTCGTCCAGAACATAAGCCGTCGGAAGTGAGAGGAGATACACATGGAAGAGGTTCGTAAATTCCGTTGGACCGATGAGCATGACACTGGCTTCGATGTGGTGGATGGTCGTGTGTACCAAGTGAACGAAGGTAAGGTAGCCTCGTTCCCGACGAAGACACGGACTTTGTCTGAACTTGAAGAGTACGATGCTGACCCGTACGATAAGCTTAAGGAGATTCGGGAGGTGCAGAAGGACTTGGTCAAGATTCAGAAGACTCGTGTCCTGCTGGTGAAGGGCGAGGTCACTGACCTGAAGGACGCTATCGCATTGCGTGACGCTCTCACTGAAGCGATCAACGAGTGGAATCAGGCAGGCTGGCAGTGAAACTGTTGATCATCTTTTGTGTCCTCGTGATCGCAGCAGTTGTGGTTGGAGGGTTGATCGCTGGTTTCGTGTATGGTATCGTGAAGCGAGGCCGTGAGTTGAACGAAGCGCATGAGTTGATTCGCGAGATCAGGCAGCAGTCTAACCTCTGGAAGAACGCGCAGCAGTTCTCTTCGTTCCAGGAGTACCTGAACTACCAGCAGGCGCTCGCTGTCAACGAAGCCATCAAGAACGGCAAGGCGAACATCAACATCTCGACGCCTGGTCAGAGCATCATCGTGGGCGCTAAGTAGTCCTTGACATAAGGGTCATGTTCGGTGTACTGTACAGACAGAACAGCGAACGTGGCTCTATATCAAGGAACATGAGAGGAGATTGAGATGAAGAAGGCTTTCGCAATCGGTGGGGTTGTCATCGCTTCTGTCTTCGCGCTGAGTGCGTGTGACATGGGCACGAAGACTTCCTCTCCGGACCCGACCTCGAACACCATTCAGAAGACTCCGGTCAAGGGTGTCGTGGGAATGCCCGATGGATTTCGTAACGTGGCGTTTGGCTGCAATCAGTACGGGGATATGATCTTCGTGACGTCGCGAGGCAGTGACATCGCTGGTGGTCCGAACGGTGGGGGACTCGGCAGTGGTGTGTTCGTGGTCCCGAACCACAAGGCGTGCGTCAAGTAACATGAGCAAGGAACGCCCGGGACAGTGCATGACTTGCGGTGCACGTACCCTTCAAGATCACATTCGCAAGATCCAACGAGGATTTTACAGCCATCCGTACCAGCCCAAGTGGAAGGAGAAGAAGTAATGAGCGAGAAGGTTGTTATTGACATGGAGAAGGCGCTCGAATGGCTGCGTGATGCACTCAATGAACGGGGCGATGATTACGTCGACCCTGGTTCGACGGATGCGCTTGGGTGCTGCAATGTCAAGAAGGAGTACAATGACGAGGATGGTAACAAGCTTGACGAGCCCGTCTTGTACGCTTCGTGCATTGCAGGCACGGTTTTCAGTTACGCGGGCGTACCGCTGGAGTTCCTGTTCCAGCACAACGGTACCGTGAACAGCACGATCATGGCGATTCGGGCTGAACTGTCGGAGGAGTTTGAGGTGACTCCGGAGGCAAGTGCAATTCTGCGTGTCGCTCAACGTGCTCAGGACAAGGGAGAGTCGTGGGGTTCGTCTGTTGAGGCAGCACATGATGTGGCTGCGGCGATTCGCGGAAAGGAATTCTGATACATGAGCGAGCTTGTTTTCGAATCGTGGCCTAAGATCCCGCGATGGGCCAAGGACACTGTTACGGTGACGGAGAAGATCGACGGCACCAATGCCGCCGTGATCATCTTGCCTTACGAAGAGGGTCAGCCTCAGCCCCTGGTGCGTGACGGTTACGCAGATTTCTTCCGGACGTTCTCAGGTTCCGAGAAGTATCTGTTCGCTACTCAGTCACGTAAGCGGTTCATCAAGCCGGGCAAGGACACCGACAACGCTGGCTTTGCGGCGTGGGCGTGGGACAATGCAGAGGCATTGATCGAACTCCTTGGTTACGGCAAGCACTACGGAGAGTGGTGGGGCCGTAGCATTCAGCGAGGGTACAACTTGGATCACAAGAAGTTCTCACTCTTCCGTCCGTGGCGTTACGAGCATCTTGCTCTGACTGATGAAGTTCTCGGCCTTGATGTGGTCCCGACGCTCTACACTGGTGGTTGGGATGACTTGACAGTCTGCAAGGAGATTGCTAAGCTTGAGAAGGAAGGAAGCAAGGCAGCGCCAGGGTTCATGCGCCCCGAGGGTTTGATCATCCAGAGCGCCTTGACTCAGAGCACGTACAAGGCTTTTACTTGGGACGATGGTCGTCCTAAGTCCGAAAAGGAAGGACGGTAACATTATGTGTGACACTTGCACCACTGCGGAGGCTATCGAGGCTTACGGTGTCCCGACTGCCCTCCTTGAGAAGTTTGCTGGTCAGATCACCGATGTGGTTCAGGAGGAGATCGTCAAGCACCTCACTGAGACGCACGATCTGATGGTGGCCACTCTGATGGAGCAGGAGGGGACGAACGAGCTGCGCCTGCATGGCCCCACGGTTCGTGCGACCGACGGCAAGCTCAGCACCGGGCGCCTGACTCTGAAGGGTGAGGAGACTGAGGACCGCAAGGAGTTCGTGTACACCCTCACTGAGGACACGTCGAAGCCTGAGCGCCCCTCGGAGGAGGACGAGTTCACGGCCTTGCTGAGGAGCCCGTTCGAGGGCTGATGCAGAATCGCTTAGGGGGTGCCTTCAAGGTGAAGGTGCCCCCTTTGTGATTTCTCACAAAATTTTTGACAGAGTTTGAAAGGGGATTTGATGTCTAAGAAGGTTCGCGGAAGTAAGTATGAAACTGTGCGCACAGGAGGCGCTAGGACGCAGCAAGGGCTACCGCAGGACATCAGAGCTCAGGTAGCGTATTGGATGGCGTACATTGAATTCCTTACCACGATGACGGAAGATCCTCGATTTGTATGGCTGTATGGCGACATGGAGGTATGATACAATGCCTAAGAGCGCTAAGAAAGAGCCTAAGAACGTCCACACAGCAGATTGCAGGGTATGGACGAAGACGTGGGGTAAGTGCAATTGCAAGCGAAAGGGGAAGTGACATGGCGCGGTACATGAACCACAACAACGCTCACGGGTACTCAAATACGGATTGGGAGCGCGTGGCTGCGTTCTACGGCTATGTCATCGGTCTCTTGCTGACTAAAACGGGCCCTGTGACCATCACACAGGAGGACATGGACCTTTACGGCTTCGCACGTCTTCGCCCCTTCGTGGAATCGAACGATGACATTGACGGCATCAAAGCATACCTTCTCGGTGAGGATGAGTGGCCTGACGACGTTCCTATCGCTCCTGTAGGCATTTGATGTTCGTATGTAGCCTTGTCAAGTACGTTCGATCGTGCTACGATTACGCAAGACGACAAGAACGAAAGGTGCGTGAGATTCGTGAACTCGAACGACAGGGCAAGGCGCTCGGTAGAGTTGCGCAGGTCGAACGCGTCCGGAGTGATGAAGGATCGTCGAACGAAGCGTAACCGTACACGTGCTACACAACGTAGTCGTGCGATTCGTGATAGTAGGGAGGGCTAGTGTCATATTGGTCACAGAGCAAGGGTCATGACGGTAAGTGTTCGTGGGTGTTCGATAAGTACACGAAGGGCAAGTGTCCTAAGTGCGGTGATCGTAAGCAGTGGCAGATTCGTTGTGCGTTCCCCGTTTGTAACAAAACGTCAAAGATGAATCATCGTTGTGGGGGAAATAACGATGTTACATTGTCTCTTCCCTAGGACAGGAGGCAAAAGTGCATAGACATAAATGGGTGTTGCAAAACACGTCCAAGCCCTGTAAAGTGTGTAAGGAAACGACACAAAGCAACTGGAAGTGTGCGATTTCAGGGTGCAACAAATCAAACCATGAGAAAATCGCATGCCGATGCAAACGGAGGTGAAATGTGGCTGTGCGCGTTCGATCACATGAAGGTGACCACACGTGGGCACTGGCTAGTAGCAGCGGCGTGTGTAAGGAATGTTTGAACAAGACTGGTCGCGCGCTGCCCCTGAAAATGAAGTGGGTCTGCACGGTTCCTGGCTGTAAGGGCAAGAAGACTTCCAAGCACACGCATATTTTTTGATTTTCAAAATGAAGTGAGGTAAGATGAAGGCGACATGCGGGGGATGCACGAATGAGTGGGCTGGTGAGACACGTCGAGCGCATTGCTCCGCATGTCACTTCACGTTTGCAAATCCACGTGTATTTGACATGCACCGCTACGGTGACAAGTATCGTCGTTGCCGTCGCCCTGGTGTTGTAGGGTTGCATGAGCATGAAGGGACATGGTACGATGTGTCGCATGATGAAGCGCAGAACGAAGACGCTTGACATTCACATGAAGGAGTGGGGTATGGAATATCATTGTCACTCGTGCGACAAGCCCTTTCGTTCTGCAAAGGCGCTTGACAGGCACGTAAACAAGGTGCACAATAAGAAGCCTAAGAAGGGCTTCAAGCGAAGGGAGAAGAAGTAAATGGCGACGTATCGCAACCCCAACACGGGTGAAGAGTTCAACTCTGGCAACCTGGCGTTCGGGCTGACCATGACGTTTCTGTCGATGGTGATTCTATCGGGTGCCGTGGCGGCGATTCCGGCGGCCTTTGGGCTCGTGATGGTTGCTGCTTGGGTGTGGGGCGTTCTCGTGTCCCTGGGGATCGTGGGACTCGTCTCGGGGTACGTGCAAATCAAGAAGACGATGCAGATCGATGACTGAGGAAGAGGCGTTGGAGCGCATTTCCGCCATCGGGAGCGCGTTCGCCAATGATCTGAACGATGGTGATGATCCCATTACCTATGAAGGGCATGACGTCACGTGGGTACAAGGGCACGTGTTTTTGACCTACACCGCGACAATGGAAGATGGGACAAAGGCAGAGTTTCGCTGGATCATGCTTCCTGTTGCTCCTGAGTTTGAGAGGGAGTACTTCGGTGCAAATTGAGGTTGTCGCCCGTACGATCGTGGACATTGACACAGTCGGGCAATACATGGAGTTCGACTACTCATCCACGGGCGCTGAGGATCTGGCGGAATTTGCAGGACGAGCTTGTTATCAGTCGTTCAATAAGCCTAATGCCGCTACACGGTACAATGAGGATTATTTGGCCAATATCCTCGCACAGGGACACGAAAGCGTCCTTGAGCACGCATCGATTTCGTTTTACGTGCAGGGTGTGTCACGGAACATGCTTCTCGAACTTGAGCGGCACCGACACCTTTCCTTTTCGGTGATCTCAACGCGCTTCGTGAACAGTGAGCACACGGAAGTGATCATTCCTCCGGCTTTGCGTGGTGACACGATCTCAGAGAATGTGATCATTGAACAGGCGGAGCAAGCACGGCAAGCGTACGTTGCCTTGAACGACCGTCTCGTGCTGGCAGGGAAGTCACGTAAGGAGGCCCGTGAAGCTGCTCGTGTGGCGCTCTCAGGCAACCTTGAAACGAAGTTCGTCGTTACAGGGAACATGCGTGCGTGGCGTGACGTCCTGAAGAAAAGGTACTCGACACATGCCGATGCGGAGATTCGACAGTTTGCTGAGCGTGTGCTAGAGTTACTGCGTATGGAAGCCCCGAACATCTTCCAAGATTTTCCCGATCAAGCGTTCGACTGAGAGGAGACTGAGCATGGCCTGGTGGGATTCAGAACAGGAACGTGACGATTACCTGTGGACTGTTCACAATTTAATTCCTAGTACTGCGGGCATGTGGGGTCAGCCCATGTTCAGTCTCAAGGTCACGGCATGTGAGGACCCTACACGTGAAAGTTGCTCGTGCGTCCTATATGACAAGAAGCACCCTGACAGTGAAGGCATCACGTTCTCCCGAGGCGCTGTGTTTAGTAGTATCATGGAACAGAGTGACGATGAGTTACTGAGTGATAGGGCAGCGAACGAAAACATGTAGCTTGCCTGTATCCCTGAGGAGGTGATACAATGGCAGGTAAGAAGGGTCGTACAGGCAAGAAGCACACCAGCACGAAGGCAAAGCGTGGTGGGAAGAAGGACAGGCGCTTTAAGCGTAATCGTCGCAAGTGATCATATAGGAGGTTGGAGATGCAGGTTCCTACGATTCGCGAAGTGTACACCATTGACCCCAACGATTACGTCAAGGGCAAGGTGAAGATGTTCGAGGTCGTTGACCTCTTCGACCCCTTCACATCGGAACCTGCCTACTCCGCTTACACGGAGCGTGAGGCACGGGAATTCATCGTCGACTTTTTGGAAGGAGCATGATACGATGGGCGAGTACATCGGACATTGGGAAGAGGACAAGTTGCGCGAAGTTTTGGTTGGTCGTAAGATCGTCAAGGCTGAGCGCAAGGGTGACCATGAGTTCGATGGTCTGTTGACATTGGATGATGGAACGATCCTGGAAGTGGAAGGCAATGAGGGTGGTTGTTGTTGCTCTTCGGGTGACTACTACCTTACGGAGCTGAACACGGTGGACAACATCATCACCAACGTGACCATCCAGCAGGACCCAGCGGAGGACTATGGTGATGGTGCAGGTGTTTACGAAATCTTCGTGATCGCAAACAACCAGCAGATCAACGTGGCACGCTTCGAGGGCGATGACGGTAATGGGTACTACGGTACAGGGTTCTTAATTCATGTTTTGCGTCCGTGAGAGGAGTGATATGTTGGATGAGATGAAGTTCGAAACCAGTGAAGAGTACGATGCGAACGAAATCAGTGGACATTACCTGAAGGTCTTCAACGAGGACAGAAAGGACCAAACACTGACTCTGCTGGTAAGGGAGGATAGGTGGGGCCAGGTGCGAGGGCAAGACTACCTGACGTATCAGTCATCGGCAGTGGCAATCTCACGAGAGGATGCGCTAGCCCTGGCCGAGTGGATCAACGAACGGTTCAAGTGAGAATGACCCTGCTTGCCAACGCGGTGAGCAGGGCTTTTTCATCTCCATAGAGTATGTGTGCATGGAAGATGAATTGATGCTTGACGTGTTCGTACCTGGCACTCCGGTGCCGCAAGGATCATTGGCACAGGGTCGTAACGGTCAGTTGTATTGGAGTAACACAAAGACACTACGCCCATGGAGGCGTGCCATGACCGAAGTCATTCAGGCGTTCATGCCCCGTGACCTCGGCGATGGTTACGATGATGGGGTTAGGGTTGTGTTGAAGTTCTACCATAAGCGCCCCGCGTCAGTGAAGAGGAAGCACAAGATCACGGCAGGCGATTTGGATAAGTTGACGCGTGCGGCTTTGGATTCGTTGACAGATAGTAAGATCATCACGGACGATTCGCGTGTGGTTGAACTTGTGTGCTCGAAGGAGTATGATGATCTTCATGCGGAAGGTGTGATCATTCAAGTTTGGAGGCTGACGTGAAATGAATTCATGTTCATGCACTGAGTTGAGCATGTGCCCGTTTGGGTGCCATGCAGATCATGAGAATGACGAACGAAAGGGTGGTGAGTACGTTGGCCGACCCAACGCGAGTGGTGGATGCAACAGCCCCAGTGTACGCAGCGGCGATGAACGAGGCATGGGAGGGAATGACCGACGAGAGGAAGAGGCTGTGGCGCGCCCTGGCGTATAACGTTTACGAGGCGCACGTGAAGAACAAGCTGGCAGGGTTGGACGCTGCGGTTGACACGATTGAAGCTGTGCAGACGGCACCCAGCACCCCGAAGTCTTGGTTGAGGGGCGTCCAGGAGGCTAAGAACTTCTTGGTGTTTCGTATCGAGGAGCTACGCGCGGACATTGAGACACGTGTAGAGGTGCCTGACACGGTCCCTGACGCTCTCGATATGGAGGACCCATACAAGGACCTGCGTGCGGGGGATGTGGCGCCTGAGACGCTCTTGAAGGACGGCGTGTGTGGTGCTGTGCACGAGGACAATTGGTGCTGTACACGCCCACCTCACCCCGATCATTGGAATCATTGGGACGCGGACATGGGTGAGTACGAAGAGGATGACGAGCTACGTGAAGAGCTTCAGGGACGCATCCTCGCCACGTGGAGGCACGATCAGAGGCTAGATACCCTACACCCTGCGCTCGGTGACTTGGACGATATGGAATAATTTGGCAACGGCCCTTGTTCAATTAGAGTGTGCGTTCAAAATGATTGAACATGCGCTCTAAATGAACAAGGGCGTTCCTATGAGAGGGAATTTGAATGAGTATCATCACGGAGAAGTACGAAGAGCTTGATAAGTACTTGAGGAGCAAGTGCTACGCATGGCGAGCAGACGCATCACGTATCGACGACATTGTGCAGCAGACTGTGCTACAACTCCTTGAGGAAGAGGAGAAGAAGGGTGCCTTCGAGAACGCTAGGGCGTTGTGGGGAAGGGCGACGAACGTTGTTAAGGAAGTCATCGCGCAAAGCTTCGCTGACAGGCTCCCTGTGAGCGGCGTGAAGCATCAGGCGCACCGTACCGCGATGAACGCTCTTCAGGCCGCTGGTGGCGATCCTAGGGCCGCTTACGCCATCCAGGCGGAGCTGTCGACGAGCCGTGTGGGGCGTGAGTTGATTTATGCCGTGGCGTCGGGGCCTTCGCTCTACTCACCGGAGTACTTGGGTGAGATTGACGTTACTGAGCGTGACGAAACCTCTTCCGTGTCACAGCAAGACGAGGACAACATCCGTGTCGCGATGTACGAACTAACGGAGAAGGAACGTCAGATCGTGCATTTGCGTATGTGGATGCGTCTGACGAATGCTCAGGTGGCACAGGAATTGAATATGAATGCGGAGCATGTGCGCAAGACTTTTGTCAAGGCTGTAAACAAATTGCGTGTGGTGTTGAAGCAATCATTGAGCGAGCGCTACACCAAGGACTGAATGCAGTATGAGGGTGAGGTTCAATGAACGCTCTGCACCCTCTCACAGTGCGTCAAGCCTCTTTTAGAAGCGCTCCCCGCTCGTAGAAGGTTGAAGCGCAAAAAGCCCCACACATCAGGTCCCCTTCCGCCTGATGTGTGGGGCTTTTGTCATGCCTTTAAGACTTGACACATTCGAATGTCACGGATGAAGTCTCTTCACATTTGTACGTATCGTGCGGTGGGCGCGTAGCCAACACCACCACACCCCACGCAATGAAGAAAATTCCAGCCAGTAACAGTCCGATCCACAGGACAACTTCCCAAAGCTTCACTTCTTCTCCTTCGGATCACGCCTAAGCGCATGCTTACCCGCCTTAGGACCAAGCCGTGCGCGCAATGGGCTTTTCACTTTCTGTACCAACCTCTTACCCATCACTATACCACACTTGGAGCACTTCTGCTCCATGTATGTATACACCCATACGCCCTTGACGATATCAAAAACCCTACCGCCCGCGGCCTTATCGTGCCTGTGCTTCCTTGGGTCCTTTACCATGTCCCTACCCTATCACTGCTGTGAGCGCCAGTCAATGAGGATACTGCCATCCTTGCAATTGTACACGGTCACAGAATCCCCGAAACGATCCGTGACAACCATAACATTCCCCGTGCGCTTGATCACCTAATCACCCTTCCTGAACGATCTTATTTGCCTGCTCATACTTCCACTCTTCGTAGTCCTCCACCAGCTCTTCCAACTGATCCCGAGCGTCTCGAACCTCTTCGTACGGTCCGAACTCTACCACGAACGCTGTAGTCAGTCCACCACACATAACAGCGCCCATGATGAGTAAGAAGAACCCGCCACTGATCGTTACACCAAGCGTGATTGCTGTCGCGAACATGCTGACGGCCACGAGGTAGAAGAGGTTTACGAGCGCTCTTTGTGCCTTGGCGCTCTTCAGGGCACGTTTCTTGCGCCTGATTTCGTGCCTGAAGCCTTTCGATGTACTGGGCATCACTTCCCCTTCCCAAACGCCGCTACGATGCGCTCAGCCTCTTCTAACGTGATCTCTTCCCTCTCCTGACGCGTACGTTGTTCCCTCTCCTTTTCTCGCTTGCGCACAATGCGCTCCGTGTGAAATTCCTGCCCATACTCACTGTACCCAAAGAACGGGAGCATGCCCGTCATCAGGCACATAAGGATGCCGATGATTGCAGGCGGCGTGAGGAAAATGGAGAGCATGATGCATGTGACGGCGATGCCGAGCGTGAGCACACCCCCACCCACAACCATTGTGTAGAACTTGACACGTAGCGCCACCCACGCGGCCTCCTCCCGTGCCGTCATGTAATCACGCGAGTAACGGTCCATTTCAAGCCTCTCTTTCGTCATCGTGATGCTTCCAGTGACAGTAGTGACAGGTCCGTGACACTTCAAACCTCTAACCCGTCACTGTCTAAAACACCCTCTGACCTGTCCATATCTCTGTATTATACACTAAAGTGACAGGAGTGACAGGTAATTATATATTTTCACGTATACGCGCACGCGCATGGAGTTATACAAATAAAACCTCAAAATGACGTCAGAACTGCAATCTGTCATTTTTCACGCGGCTGAGGACGCCAGGATGAAGCGCCAAACCTCTAAACTTATACAGTACGTGATCCCCCAACTACATCCTGTAACAAACCTCTGCTTCCATGTCACGTGACGGCCCAAGCCGTGTAAATTAGCAGGACAATGAGACCGACCCACCACCACGCGACACCAGCAATGAACAGCATCACGGTACAGAACATGAGCACTAGCAGGATTCCGAAGAATGCGGGGTTGACACGCATTATTACACCTCCATCTTAATCGTTACTTCTCGGCCAAGCCTCTCAGGACATCCTTCGCGAACGCCTTCATCTCCTCGGAAGCGTCAGGGTCACGAAGCATCAATTTCCACGGGCGCATGACATCATCACGTTCCGCATTCTTCTTTTCACGCTCCGCAATCTCCGCGGCACGCTTCTTGCTCTCCTTGCGCGCTGCACGCATTTCCTTGCGCTCAGCGCCCGAAACCCACCACTCCCAGCCGCATATAACAACGATTGCAGGCCACAGGATAGCG